ATCTAATGGATTAGCACCAAAAGGTGTCCACTCTTCTGATGTTACATCGTTAAAATTAACTTCACATTCAATAGATGAATGATCTTCTGTTGCCCATTTGCAATTTCTAACTGCACTATATTTCATACATTTTTCCTTTTTATTTAAGCGTATCGAACCCAAAGACCTGCTGCTCCATAAAATGAGCCAGAACCTAGTCCTCCAGAACCAGTTCCACCTGCTTGACTTACACATCTCCAAGAACCTGTATTTACTAAAGTTGCAACAACTAAGGTGCTTGGGGTATCACCTCTAAAAGCAAATGTAACCGATCCTTCAGTATTTAAATATCCGAACACATTAGGGGTATTCATATATAAACTTGACCCAGCTACAGTTGAATTATTATAGTTTTGCGTATCTGCTGGTCTGCCCAATATATAACTACCAATTGCAAATTGTGTAGTATTTGTAATCGCTCCTGTTTGACCATTCAATGATGTTACGCCACCGCCTGCTGATGCTTGTGATACCCAAGTCGTTCCGTTTGATGTGAGGACGTTACCATTCGCACCAGGTGCTACCATATTTGAAGATAGTGCTGATGTGCCATTACCTAGCATTACAGAATTGGCTGTTAATGTTGTTGATCCTGTTCCGCCGTTGGCTACAGGAAGAGTTCCTGTCACACCTGTTGTTAATGGAAGACCTGTTCCGTTAGTTAATGTAACTGATGTTGGAGTTCCTAATGCGGGAGTTACAAGTGTTGGAGATGTAGCAAAAACCAAAGAACCACTACCTGTTTCGTCTGTAACAGCAGCAGCTAAATTAGAACTAGACGGAGTACCTAAAAATGTTGCGACACCTGTACCAAAAGAAGTAATGCCTGTACCACCTTGTGCTACTGAAAGAGGAGTAGTTAAACCTGATAGTGATGTAATATCTGAGTTAGCGCCAGAAGCAGCTGTACCGGCAACATAATTAACAGCATTAACAACATTAGTGCCATTATTAAATACAAACATAGTTTTACCAGCTGGAACTGCAATACCTGTGCCTGTTGTATTTTTTACAGTAACTGCATCTGCTAAACCATTATTAATTAAATATAGTTTTTCAATTTGACAACCAGAACCTAAAATAAGATTACGAGCACCACCTGAGGTACCTGTTAAATTTAATCGTAAGTTTCGAGCAGTTTGAGCTGCGTTTGTATCTGTTAGCGTTACAGTAACATCAGCGCTTGAAAACGCTACATCTGCTGAACCTGTAATTGCTTCACCTAGAGCTGTGCCTAAGTTATTATTAGTTGTGGTGCCCCATGTACCAGACTGATCGCCGGTTCCTATGAGTTCTATCTTAAGGTCTGAATAGGTACTTGCCATAATAAATTCCTTTTTAGTTTGCTATATTTTACTACAATTAATATTTTTATGCTGCAATTTGCACCCAATTAGGTGTTTGTGAGGTATTTATATCTATCCAGTTAGAATTACTTAAAGTAGCCGTTCCACCAACTAATGTTAATACCCCTTTTGGTGGAGATATAACCCTAGATACTACAGTTGAAGGCGCTATACCTGTTAAAGTTACTATACCTACATTTGGTGTAACTACATTACCGGTTACTACAACGCTTGGTGCTGAACCTACAATAACTGCGCCGCCTGACGGAGTTACTATTGTTCCTGTTACAGCACTGGGTGTCTCACCTACTAAAGTTAAAGTTCCAACACTTGGTGTTGCAGTTAAGTTCCAATAAGGAGCTACGCCTGTTATGTTTACAGAGCCAGTACTTGGAACAGCTTGTACACCCACATTTATATTTGAAGCATATCCAGTTATAGATACTGACCCAACGTTAGGTGTAATTACTCTACCACTTATTACATCAGGTGCTACTCCAGATACAGTTACGGTTCCAATATCTGGTGTTATTGCTTTACCACTTACAATACTAGGTGCTTCCCCTGTTATAGTTACAGTACCGGTTCCCGGATTAGAGAATTTACCTTGTACTGCTTGAGGAGCATAACCTGTAAATGTTAAATCATTTGCTGCAGGAGTTGCAGTTAATATCCAGTATGGTGGCGCACTTGCAATAGCTAACTCGCCCACTACTGTGACTATTAACTCACCTACAATTGCTACACCTGCATCACTTGCTATGGTTAAACTACCAACAGCTGGCGTAATAACTCTATCTAAACCTACATTTGGTGCTGCCCCTGTAATATTTACACTACCAACATCGGGCGTAATAATATTGTTTATTACATCAGTAGGCGCATAACCTGTTACGGTTATCGAACCAACATCAGGCGTTACACTTGCTCCTTGTGTAGTTGAAGGCGCATATCCTGTTATTGCTATTGCCCCAACGGATGAGGTTATTATATTATCGGTAATTAAACTAGGAGCAAACCCAGTTATATTTACTGATCCTACATTAGGTGTAATTGCACTATCTAATATTAGACTAGGTGCATAACCTGTTATTGCTACCGCCCCAACAGTGGGGGTAATTATTCTACCTTGTACGACTGAAGGTGCTACGCCTGTAAGCGTAACGGATCCCACGTCTGCTGCGATGACAATTCCTTGCCCCCAGTCAGCAGAACCCCAGGTACCGCGTCCCCAGCCGCTTGTTACTGCCACGACTTACCTTGTTCTTACGCTAAGGTAAAGATGCCAGTAGCAGCAGGTAAAACTGTCAATGTATTTGGTGATGTAACAGTAAATTGACTAGATGATAATTGGCAGAAGCATAGTAATTTACCAGCAGTAGCGCCAGTTGAATTACGAATAATTGCGTATTTAATGTTAGTCAATGAAGCACCAGAAGCTGTAAATGCTAAACCTACTGTAGACATAGTGAACTTCATTTGTTTTGCTGAAGCACCTACTGTCCAGTATGCGGTTGCTGGTACTAAGTTTTTACCACCTGTTGTGTAACCACCTGTTGCAGCGATTTCATTAGTAATTTGTGAGTAAGCAGTTAAAGTAAATGTTGATGCATTACTTGCGCTTGTCGCCAATAACATTTTGAATACGCCAGCTCCTAGAGTGATCGTTCCATTACCTATATATTTTTTGGCACTATTATATAATTGCCATGCTGATGCAGCCATATTAAATCTCCTTAATGTCGGCGTATGAAGCGCCTGTTTCTAAAATATGACGGAGTAACCCGCCGTAAATGTTTAACTCGATTTCATCCCCTAGCATACGAATCAAATCAATAAATTCTTGTGCTTGAGAAATCATCCACGGATTGCAGCTGAATATTTTCCCGCCCACGTTTACGGGTATGATCGGCTGTCCATCATTTTCTTGTTGCTCATATGCATGGTGAACTTCTTTTTCATCTAAACAAGAATCACATCCGAAGAGATGAAACCGTTTAAATCCTAACATTCTAAATAATGGTATAGCTCTTAAAAGGACTGTTGATCCTCCTGGAACCGGATACCACGTTTTATAATGTTTAGCTAATATGTCATTAAGCAAATCCGCGCTCGTATGCCATATGTAAGTTCTGTCTTTTGGAAGCCCATCAAACACTGTAGGATCACATTGAGAAGCAATAAAATACTTACAATGATCTATTACAGGTTCAGTAAATCGTACATTGAAAGGTCTAGCATCTACCATAACCATAGCAGAAGGCGTAATACCATTGTCAAGGCACCATTTATAGGCCCCATTAATTGTGATTAGTTTAACACCATCAGCCCTCTTTTGTCTAATAGTTTCAAGGTGTTCATTCAATGATGGTCCACCACCCACAATCATAACTTCTTGATCATTCGTAGGGTAAGGTTGAACCTGCATAAAACCCCTTTGAATGTTATATTCTACATTTGCTTTAATGGTCTCGTCATCGGTATTAATGACACCTTTATCAACAATATCTTCACCTTTCATCCATGCACTTACATAGAATAAACAGTATCCAGGTGCTTCTTTAGACCAATGAATAATACAATCTCTATCAATAAACTTCTTTAACCACCACTCATATGGGTGCACACTTAAATGAAGTTTATGTCCTACTACTTTACCCATTAAGTCATCTTCAGTAGCAATCTGAAAGAAAACATGTTGGCAAGCAGCTAAACAATTATCTAATACTTTATCTACGTGATGAGGTCTAATATGCTCCATCACATCGGTACAAAAACCATAAGCTGCTTTAACAGGTAGTGGTTCAGATAAATCTGCCTCTACAAATCTCATAGCATGCTTCTGTGTTTCTAACATTGGTCGAATATCTTCGTCTAAACAATTATCTGCGAAGTCAACCATAGTGACATTTAAGCCACCAAAAAAAGCTAAGTTAAGAGCGCCACGTCCAGTGCCACATCCTAAATCTAATACTGACGCCCCTTTAGGAGGTCTAGCTTGATTCAAAAATTCTTGTGCTATGAGTTCACCAGGAGCTACTGCTCTATATTCTGGTATATCCCACATCATCTTATATAAATCTTTTTCTAAAGGTCTTACATTACTTACTTTTACTTGCGGTGCTTCTGAAAATACAGAAGAAACTGTTGTCATTTATGTTATCCTTATAATTGCAGCGCTTGATGTAGACGCCGGAAATGTTACTGTAAATGTTTGATTGGCAGCTGTTTTAGTTCCGCCAAAATCTAATACTGCTACTGCTTTATTACCTTGAGTGCTATTATATATCAAAGCACCTGCTGCTGAAAAGGTAGCATTTGGCCAACTAGAATCTGCAAAGTTTAACCACGCTACAGTTTCATTTAATGTAGAAGTTGGAGCTTGAGATATAGTAAGTGTATTACCACCTGCTGAATATCCTGTGCCTGTAACTTCATCCGTTGCATCATATACAGTTGTAGCTGCATTTAATGTTGCAAGCGATGTATAAAGAGCAATCTTAAATGTATCCGCTACAGTGGTTGCACGTATAACGCCAGTACCAAAGTTATGAATGCCATCTAAAATTTCAACTTTAAAACTTGTTGCTAATGTTTGTGATAGAGCCACTTAATATCCTTTTATTGAACTGGGTATCTAACTTGGCCTGATCTATAAGCATCTTGTCTATCTTTACCGTCAGCAAGCTGTTTGAGTAATAACATAGCTTCATCATATCTAGCTCTGTAGTTATCAATAACATCTTTTTCACCTTTCATGTAGGTGTATGCTTCTAATAAAGAACCATATAAAAGCGCTGAGCTAAAGTTAGTACCTAACCATGAAGTACCTGCAGTTACTATAGATTCAGGATAATAAAAATAATGTAATTCTACTGCGTAGTTATAGTCAGGTGTAGGACCTACAATAAATGAAGTTGCATTAAATACAGCATAATATTGTGGTTCACCATAAAAATCAGAATCAGTATCAGGAAACGATTGCCTAATAAAGTTCACGTCTTTATTTAATAAATATAAATATTCATTGTCGGTATTAATTACAGCCAAACTAAACGTAGCTAACCAATCTGTAGGCATAGCAAGGTACTTATTGCCAGTACTTAATGTACCCGTCACATTTTTGCGAAGTGCTGGTAACTGAACAGTATTGTAGATACGTTGTTCTGCTTGTTGGATAAAAGTATTTATATCCGTTGTAGTAAACGTATTTTCTGTGTAATCCTGTATTTCAGTTACAAGCTGACTATATGTTAGAGCACCTAATGCCATAATTAAGCCATCGGACCTCTAGCTTTTACACCTTTAGTAGCTGCACCTGTACCACGAATTTTAATGCCATCAGTTTTAATATCTTGACGACCTGGATCACCCGCGCTTACACGTTGTCTACCTGTTTTAAAATTTAAATCTTGTGAACGTAGCTTATTAGGATCTTGTGAAAGACTAATATCTGCGTTAGGCACAATGATAGGTTGTTTATATTCTGCCATGATTATTATCCTTTTTTCTGTGCTGCAACTTTAGCTAATCCACGACCCATAGTTTTCATGTCAATGTTCTTTTTACCACCTTTAGAACCTGCATGTTTAGGACCCTTTTGGATTCCTACTTTAGCGCCGTCATCGCCTAAATTTCTACCTTTAGTTTTACCTTGTTTGGTAACACCATCAGCTGCTGATTTATATGCCATTTTATTTCTCCTATGAAATTGTTACTGTTACTGAACCTAAAGCACTTGCACCTACTAAATAATTAGGTGTTAACTCTGAATCAAAATATGAAGCGCCACCTACAGGTGCCCAACCCCATTGAAATACTCGACTACCACCTAAAGGTACTCCAGTTTCAGTTTTTAATGGTCCTGTTTGCTCTATAGTTTGTAATCCATCTAATCCTGATTGATAATAACTAGGACTATCAGGTCTTGGATTACGCACTGCTTGTGGGTCATTTACTGGATAAAGACCAAGACTTAACTGTGGTTGATCCGGTTCCCAACATTCAGGACATACAAGTATATTAACATTTTTGGTCTTAATAACCAATCTTTTAAGTTGCTTTAGTGGATACCTAAAATTACATCTATCACACTGGGCAATTGCATGTTTACCACTTGAATATTTACTAGGCATTTAATTATCCGTGGTAAAACATTTCTCGTGGTACAAACCTAACTGCTGCTTTTTCTCTATCTTCATCTGCTGCTAATTGGAATGCCGCTTCATAATCTGCTCTTAACATCTGAATACGATCAGGTGAAACATTAGGTAATTTCATACTTAAATACGCAGCTAATCCTGCAACCATGCAAGGTATAAATCTAAATGGAATATCCTCTACGGTCACACCATTTCCTGCATCTTGTATACGTCGTAGTCTGTAATATACAAACTGATAAAAATTACTTTGATCTGGTGCTGGCCATACATTTATTGTGGGTAAGTTTTGCACATAAACTCTTGATGCTGTTGTATGTGTTGTTGCAGTTGTATTATTAACGCCACGTATGCAACTTGTTAAATCATTACCATTAATACCGCCATATTGAATTGTTTCGCTATCTACTTTAATAAATCCAAATTGTGCTAAGCCTACAGTAGAAGATAATGTAATCGTTGTTTCTGTTGCATCTAAAGCTTCAGCAGTGGTTATCGTAGTAGGGTTCTCTTGGCCACTTTGTCTATTAATCCATACTTGAATAGGACGGCCTGTAGCGTTTTTATTTGGTATTGTAATATACGTTGACTCGCTAATTCGGTTAATATTAATGTCTTGTTGGTTTGATCCTGTGCCAGTACGAGTTACCATATCTAAAAGATCTATAGTGTCAGTAGGTAATGCATACATGATCTGTCCTTGGTTCATATTAATTTGACCAGGTTCTACAGTCCACATATTAATACCGCGATTAGCCCATTCAATTGTCATTAGATTTAGTGAACGTCTTGCCGTACGTAAATCATATCCAGTACGTAGTTCTTGTCCACAACGCTCAAATGCATCTTCAACAAGATTATTTAAATCTAGGTTAAAACTTGTGGTTCCTGTGGTTCTATCTACCATTATTTAACTCTTCTATAAGGTTTTACTTTTTGTTTAATTGATTTAGGCTGAGCTACAAACTGTTTGCCTTTAGCTTTACCTTCTCTTTTAGCCTTTGTTGTTGCAGCATATTCTTGTGGGCTTAATGCTTTAATTGCTTTTTCTGGTAAGTATCTTTCACCTGTTTCACTAGACTTTTTACCAGACTTAGTTCTCCACTTTTGGTCACCCCAAGCTTTTAATGATTGTTGAGGTTTAGCTAAGCCACCACTTGCCATTTTCTTTTTACGTCCAGCACAATGAGCCTTTTGAGAAAACCCTTTAGGATTCTTACAATCAATAGACTCTTTATACTTTTTAGACCAACTCACTTGTATCCGCCACCTGCAGCTTTATATTTCTTAGCAACTAACTGTGCTTTACGAGCGGACCATTGACCAGCGCCTGTACCGTGTGTTGCTGCAGCTTTAACTTGTGATACGATTCTTTTACGAAGTGATGGCTTTGTGTAGTTACCCGCTGCATTCACGCTTCCACCTTCTTTGTATTGTGTAAAGTCAGTATTATCACGACGGGCTTTTACCTTGCCTTTAGGCATCTTATTAGGCATAGCACCTGGTATTTTAGATTTTTTAATTGAGCCCATACCACGTGATGATCTCATTATACAATCCTACCTTTTGTTTTACCTTTTGTGCAACAGCCATCTGCACGTGATGAAGCTGATGAAACTGAACCACCTTTTTTATAAGGTCTTACTAATCCAGCACCTTTAGAGTTCTTTTTAGGTAGTGGACCCATATCATTATTTGTAGGAGGTTGAATTTTACCTTGTCTTACTTTTTCTGATGCTTCTTCTAACTTAGCTGCTTGATCAGCTTGAGCTTTTTTTGTTTCTTTATCTAGCTTTTCAGCTGCCATTTGATTTGGATCTTTTTCAGCCATGATTAAATTATTCTCCCTTTTGTTTTACCACGCATTGCACATCCATCAGCTCGACGTGATGCAGAACCTACTTTACCACCTGAAGCCATCTTTTTAATAACGCCACCTTTTTTCTTGTTATAACCAGGAGACATTAAATTTTGAGCTTTTTCTGTGGCAGTAAATTCTCTAGCTGGTTTAGATTCTTCTTTATTTACTTTACCCATATCAGGACCAGAAGCTTTAACTTCATCAGTTCTATCTACACTGCCTCTTTCTCCTTCTTTTGTTTCAGTTTTTTTAGTTTGTTTTTTAGCTACTTTAAAATTAGGACCTTTTTTTTCATCACTAAAATCTACTCGTGAAGCTACAGAAGGTTGTAAATTATCAATACTTGATTGTGATAATGTATTTTTAGTAAATTTAGATGGAAATGTTTCTCCAGTCTTACGTCTATTTTGACGCATATCCTCTAACGTTTGTCCAAAAACTCTTAACTTACCATCACCTTTCATGGCTTCGTTAATTTCTTTACCTGTTTTTCCTAAAATTTTCATTTCAGGTTCAGTAATTTCTTTACCTAAAATTTTAAGTTTTGGCATGTCTTCATCTTCTACTAATGTTTTTCCAAATATTTTTAAACCAGCCATTTTTATACTCCTTAAATTAATTTACCTTTTGTTTTACCTTTTTTCTCCACGCCACCGCCACGTGCATACTTACCACACATGCCGCCTTTTTTCATACCGTGTTCTTTCATTTCTTCTGATTTAGATTCTTTCTTTTCGTGTTTCATCATAGCAGCTTTAGATGCATATTTTTCTTTAGTGCCTTTTTCTATAATGCCACCTTTAGCGTAGCCTTTACAAGCTCCACCTTTTTTCATACCATGCATTGATGATTCATGTCCTTTAACTTCTTTTTTAGCAATCATCTTTGCATCAGATTTAGTTGCACAACCACCTTTTGCATAGCCTTTAGCCATACCACCTTTTTTCATGTAGCCCATTTTATTCCTAACCTCCGTTGGTAATTTTGATAAACCAGGATTCTCACTTGAATTAACTTCTTTAAGTGATCCGCCTGATGCGAACTTCTTACTTTTATCTGCTTTCATAAATTCTTCTCCTATTGATTTTTTAATACCAACTTTTTTAGCAAACTTTGGGTTATTAGCCACTGCAGCCATTAAGTTGTGTTGTGCTTTTGATTTACTGGGCATGTTGTTTCCACCTTAAACATTTAAAACAATTACAATCTGGGAAGTGGTTAGGTTTTTTATGTTTAACTACTTCTTCTTTTACTTCTTCTACGTGTTTTTTAATACTTATTTCAATTTGTTTGCTAAGTATTTCTTTATTTTCTTCAATAACTTCTGTATTAGTGATGTCATCTAATAGTTCCTTTTGCTTTTGTTGTTTTGATTTAAACACTCTGTCTATAAAAGATTTCATATTATTTTAACCAGTGTGTAACTACCCAACTAACTACGGCTGATCCAAGACCTGCAATAAAAATAAATGCTTTCCAACCACCTTTAATTTCATTAAGAGTGTTCTCAATGGCGTCAAGTCTTTTTTTTAATTCATTCATATCTTCCATAAGAGTATCCACATCTGTTTGAATATGTTTTATTTCGATACCGTGTTCGGCTAATTCTCTTTCTGTACTCATTAGCATTTCCACCTTTTTAAAGAAGCAGCCTTACGAGTAGGTCTACCTTTTTCATCTTTCATAGGACCAGGCATTCCAGACATACGAGCACAGAATGAACGTTTACGAGCACCGCCTTGTGGTTGTGGCGCCTTTAAGTTTGATCCTGTAGCCGCATTATATTTAGCACGACCTTTAGCAGTGAGACCTGCGCCTTTAGACACAGGGAGCTTCTCACCACGTCCGACTGCTAATGATACGCCTTTTTTAGCCATAATAAATTTGCGCAGAATCTACATTAGAAATTTCAGCATACACAGCTGTTTCTGCTCTTACACCTTCACCAGGAACGATAGGAGCATTATTATATGTATCACCAGCCGTAGTTTCATATGTTAAAAGCCATTTACCAATAGCGTACACTGCAGCAGTACTTGTTATTGTGCGTGAATTAATATCGGTAAGCGTAAATGTATCTGCGCCTGTTCTAGTAATAGTATATGTACCATCAGTTGCTGAAACACCTGAACCATTAGAAGCAAAATGAATACCTATAACGTCTCCAGTATTTAAACCATGAGCAACTTTAGTTACAGTTACTGTAGTTCCACTTTGAGCATAGGTTACACTTGCTGATACAGGAGCTGATGAAGTATCAAATAAAACTATATATCCAGCACTAGCAGTACCAGTAAATGATAGTCCTTTAACTCGTACAGGATATTTTACTAAATAACCACTAGAATTTATGTGAGCTTGTCTTACATCATATTGCATCATAATTAATCTCCTTTGTTTTTAAGTAAGGGGGCTAAACGCCCCCCATGATTAATTATACAGCTGCGCTGAATGGTGTAACAACAACGCCAGAACCAATTAAAGCACCAGATACTTCGAAAATACCTGAAGCAATATCAGTAACTGTTACAACTGAACCAGCTAAACCACCTGAAGTTGAACCGT